TGTCCGCGCCGTGTTTTCAACGTGTAAACTTAAAGTGGTTTTTAATTATATGGTTTAAGACCATAGTGCGATCATAAAAACTATCGTAAGACCATAGTGCGATCATAAAAACTATCGTATGACCATAGTGCGACCATAAAAACTATCGTATGACCATAGTGTGCATATTGCTACCATAGAGCGCACAGAGACTATCGTATGACCATAGTGTGCATATTGCTACCATAGAGCTATCATATTGATCATAGTGAGACCATAGTGCTCATATTGTTCTAGACATGTTAACTACCTGTTTATAGATTGTTCACACACATAACCACACAGAGTACCATATAAATTGATATAATTATATCAATTGATATAATGCGTATAGTTTACATATTATATTCCTTATTTAATGTTTAATGATTGATGATTAAAGTATAATAAATCGTTTTATAGATTGTTTACTAAATTGATAAGTTGTTGACGTTCAGCACGTTCTTTAAACTGACGAAAGAAAACTATGTTTCTGTTAATTATATTTTGTGCACTCTGTGGAGTTAAATCTTTAACGGTATGATAACGCGCACGTCTAGACATTTCTATATATCCTTCAATATGCTTAGTGTATTCAGTGTCTTTATAGTTTATCATTTTAACGATAAATCTTTCAGGAATGTGAGAATAATCTCGAAGATAAAATAAAATTGTGTTGTTACTTTTTCAAGTTTAACAGCTTTAAAACGAACATTGAAAACGCTAATTTTATACTTTTTCTTGTATTTAATCTCACCTTGCACATATTCTGGTAGTGCATCAACATAATCGTTAAGATTAGTTTGTGAATATAATTCTTCAATTGTCATGATTAAAATATAATCATTTTAATTTAAAGTGTATATGATTTTTGTTACTTAATTTTTACAGTAATGTTATCATTTCCATCCACATCGATAATTATAGTTTCTGTTTCGATGTGTTGCTCGCTACAATATTCTGCACCATTGTAGACAACGCATTGCTTAGAAACGAGCGGCAACTCTTTCGCTTCTTCGACATGTTGTACAAGAAAGTAAAGTGCACAACCTACACTACTAACACCAGCTACAGTCCATGCACAAATATCTGCGAAATCAACCATTTCTTCATCGTCTATGACTCTTCCGATGATACCGATAATGACAGCTGTGACTCATACGATAAGAATTACGACTGCTAAAGTTAAGGGCATTGTTAATTTTCCTCTTTGTTATGATTTCTTAAGTATTCAAAACTTTCTTTAAGAATTCGAATGTATGTAGAATCGTTAGCGTTTCCTTCCCAAAACTGAACCATTGATTGCTAAGCATATTATCCAAATAATGCTCAAGAAGACATCTTCGTTAACTGTAGTTGCAATGACAAGTGCAGCGTTGATAACAAACAAAAGCACACAAACACTATATGAACGCTTTTCTTCATTCCAATTAGCGCAAAATGTAATAATATAACTGATTGCAAGTCCAGTGATGACTGCATCGAGAGTTGAAAATGGTAGCATTGTTTTACTCCTATTCTGTTACAATGTTAATTTCGTTGACTGTTACTTCAACTTTTGCTATTTCTAATTTAGCACCTTTAAAGTAATATCCATAGCGCATACGTTGAGCAATTGCAGCTTTTGCGCTCTTAATGGATTCATACTTGCGAGCATTCAACAATAACGGAGATGTTGCAAAAACTTCCTTTCCGCTCACATAAAATACAGTGTTAGTATTTCCAGTATTTGCATAAGGAGGAGTTTGATATGTGATTTAAACTACGTATTGTTCTGCAGTCATTGAATTTCCTTTTGTTAATTGTTATGATAAAAATATAATAATTTGCGTCAGAAATGTTTATACATTCTCAACTAATTTTAACATTTTTATCATTTAATGACTCACATACTATTTCTTCAAATACATTTCAAGTTGAATAATTTTCTGAAGATCACGTGCATCAATAAGCATTTTGCACATTAACGACTTTTGTTGAATGAGAATATCTTCGATGTTAGACATCGACATATTATGAACTGCACGACGAATGCTATGCTCACTAAGAAAGGAATACATATCACCACTTCTGTCTGCTGCACAAAGAGTAAGAAGAAAGTTGTAATGTTCTTTCATCGGAGTAGCATAATCATAGATATATGCTTTCATTGTTCTAGAATTAACTTCTAATCCAGTAAGATAACTATGATACCTCGGCGTTTCTATAATAAAGTCTTCACCGCTATTTATTACATATTTGTCATTACGAAGTAATTCACGAATTTGTTTAATTCTGTTAGCAAAAGATGCAGGAGACATATTTACCTCTAGTTGTCGATGATTAAATATAATCATTTTTACTCAAAATGTTCAATATTTTTTGTAAAAATTACAAATTATCAACTAATTTTAACATTTTTATCATTATAACTACTACTGCCTATTAGTTCGCCATCAACATATCGAGATTCTGCTTTTAGTTGACCACGTTCATTATATTGTTTAATAATGCCATGTATTTTGTCATTTTCGTATGGCGTTTCAGACAATAATTTATTAGTGTTATAATATACTTTTTGAATACCATGTCGTTTGCCATTTTCGTATGGCGTTTCAGACCCCAGTTTACCACCTTCATAATACCATTTCAGAATGCCATCAATTTGACCATTGGTGTATTGTATTTCATACTTTAATTCGCCATCTTTATAATACCATTTTTCAATGCCATGCTTTTCATCATTGACATATGGTGTTTCATATAATAGTTCATTAGTGTTATAATATTCTTTTTTAATATAATCACAAAAGACTGTTGAACCATCTTTATATGTTTTTGCTGAATGTATATGTAATCTATTTTTAATTAGTTCGACAAATTTATTAATCTTCATATAATTTCCGTTTATAGTTAGTCATAATTATTTACAATTTTTCACCATCAACATATGATATTTCTTTTATTAGTTCACCAGTTTCACCATAATACTTCGATATGCCATGACGTTTACCTCGAACATACGGTGTCACAGCTTCTAATTCACCACTTTCGTAATAGGTTCTCTTTACACGATTTCATAATTTATAAGTTATACTTAAAACTATTGAAACTATTGAAACTACTAACAATGATATTATAATTATATGCATTTACTGTTTTCCTTTAATAGTTTATTCTGCCAGCAATTTGCCATTTTCATCATACCAGTTAGTATTACCTCTTTGTTCATCGTCGACAGTTATATGCAATACTTTTCACTAAGTTCCTTGCACACTTCATATAGTTCTTCTGCACCTTCACCAGTCAAATAATGGCTATGTGCTACTTTAAGTTTCAACCATTCATCATCAGGTAGTAATTCTTTAAGTTTAATCAACAATCTATCAGCCATTATTTGACTTTGCCAAGCAGCACCTTTGTTTCTAAAATCGTTCAAAGTACTACATATAACAGTGTGTATATTCACTTGCAGTTGTTGTGCTTTCTTTTTACCTTTCTCTTTTCCCATAGTTTTGTTCTTTTATTAAGTTTCTACGTAAATTCCGCAACTGAAATATACACGCAAAACGTTAGCAACACGCATTTGAACACTTACGCAGTAGTTATGTGTCATTAAAGTCGTTGCCACGTACCTATGCAAAAATCATCAAAACTACAATCGTCAGTGCTTCGCATTGAATCACCGCAGTTTTTACCGATTTCATATTCTTTCATAAGTTCGGTATAGTTTTGATTTTTCCAGCTATCGAAACTTACGTATGTTTTCCATTTATCCATAATAATTAACGCCACATAACAACGTGTAAAACATTGCCTTTCGTGGTCTTTTTTAAGTTTATACTAAATTTATAATTCTATTCATTCTATTAAGTTCTGTGTTGGCAACGTTTCATACACGAATACGTTATGGCAAATACATACCAAGTACTTTACTAACCATATCGTCAGCGTGTTTGATAGCTTCTGCAAGTATTTTCATTTGTTCTGCATCTGAACACTGCAGCATTTGTTTTGCCGCTTCTTTTTTATAAGCCAATATTTCTTTTAGGCTTTCAGTTGTCTTTTCAATATCCATTGATGCCGATATGTGCAATGAATTAAGTTCACCTATCCTTGTCGCAATCGTTGCATTATTCGCATCAGAAGTACGTGCCATAACATTGTGTATAGCACATAGCTGTAATTGTTTCAATATAAAGTCTTCCATAATTTCAAAGTTTTTGGTTAGCGTTCAGTTAAAAGAACAGCCCAGAAATTTGAATGGTCTGAATAATTAACTGTAATACCCAATTCACTGAGCATAGTTATATATTCTTCAAATGGTACATTTAACTCACTTTCCACAAATTCATGGCTTAGCTCGTTAGACCTGCCGATATACCTATAATCTCCTTTAGGTATTTTAGTTTTCCAATGGTTTAATTCTTTACTGTCTGTTTCCATTAGATACGTTCCTGATACGGGATATTGCTCTATTGTAAAGTTTTTAAATCTGTAAGGGATTCCAACAAATATTCCTTTATTGTTCCCTAATTTAAAATTAACTATATTTTTATTCATTTTGTTTCTACTGTTTATTACGACAATTAGGTGTACGCCTCTAATTAATCGATACCTGCAAAGAAAGCTCCAAGCTCGCCAGAAGACATTTGTTCCTGTTCTTTTACGTCTACTGTATTGGTCGCTGTTCTTTTTTCTTCTTTTGGAGTGTTCTGAATCGCATCAAACAGCTTTTTCATCTCTCCCTGGCACATTCTAAAGCCTTTAGCGTAGTACCTAAAAGCTCTGCTAAGTGAGCTTGCTGGATATGTTATCTCATTAATCATTAATTGCCTCTTAGCTAAGTCGATAAACGTGGTTTCACCGTGGTATATTTTTTCTTGGTCAACAGCAAACATCGAAACTGTAAAATCGAAAGCCTCAATCGTTGCTTGAGGGTCTGCAAAAAACTTTTTTACAAGGTCGTAAGTACGCTCTTTATATTTCATTTTGCAGCCGTTATCACTTTCCCATTTTATTTCACAATCTTTTGCTTTAAAATAGGTTCGTGCCTTTTCGTATTCAATTTCATTCGGAAAAAACATATCATAATCAGTTTTTACAGGTACACCCATAAAATAGTCACGCAAAGCACCGCCAGCAAGCCAACATATAATATTAGCTTCTTTCATTTCGTTTAGAATTAACTCACCGTATCTTTTAACGGCATTTTCAAATTGAATCATATAGTTCCTTTTTTTCATATACATCGTTTGTTGTGTGGCTGTTAAATATTTCGTTTGTTTCTTTCACAAGGCCATCATATAGATCATTTAATGTGATGACGTTTTTCTTAGCAGCCTCAAGCGCAGATTTCGTGTCGCTAATTATTTTCAAAATGTCAGTTTCATAGTAATTAGCAAAGAATTTCCTACCGTCATTAGTCAGTAGGTCAAATATAAAAAATGGATTCACATAGTTATGGTATTTGTTTGATGGGTTTTTCGCATATCGTATGCTATCTAGGTACTCAACCCCACGAACACGACCACCCATTATAACTAAACCGATTTCTTCATTTTCGTATCTTGTCCACCCAGTGCAAGATCCTAAATGATCTTTGATTTCTACAACTGGGACTTTCAAAAATGACATAAACAGCTCCATTCTTATAGGATCGCTGTTTTGTGTGATTTGTATTTTATTACAATCCAGTTTGTCGTAAAGTTCTTTTTGTAGTTCATTGCATTTTCCTTTAGTATATTACAAATTATCAACTAATGAAATGAGTTTTAGCGTTTCGAATGATGAATTAATCTGATGTAATAACGCAATATTTCTAGAAATTGTGTTAGAAATAAGTTCGTCTGACATGTTCTTGAGTGTGTATTTTGTTACACATTTATTAGTTAGAGCAGAAGCAAACTCAAAATTGTTGAACCACTCTAAATTACCTGCAACTTTAATGTGAGAAATAACATGTTTCTTAATTAGTTCTTCATAACGCGCTAAAGGAGTAGTAGACCAATCATAAATGTAAATGACATCATTTGCTTTACAAAGTGCAGTCATATAGATGTTAAGACCTTCAATAATCGTAGTCTTATACACATATCTAACGTGTGTGCCTGTAATCTTAGGCTGCCACACTCCATAATATGTAGCCTTTATATTCTCGCTAATTAAAGGTTCAGAACGAACAAGTTCAAGTAAAGAGGTGTATTCACGCATTACAATTCATCTACAAGTTTAATTTTTTCTTTGATTTGTGCATCAGCATTAGCTTGTCTAATTAACGCAATATGTTCATCAATAATGTCGATAGCTTCTTCAGTGCTGATTTCGTTAAGTTTGACCTTTGCTAATTTCTTATGCACACTCATATAGTAGCTAAACTTATCGTTTGCTGTTTTACCGATGCTAGTATAACGACTACTATCAGATTTAAGATTAGAAACATAAGAAACAAAGTTCTTTTGCTTCATGATATCACGATAATCTAACAACCAGTAATCTTTTGAATTTTCATCTACTTTTCTAAGCATTTGCAAAAGAAATTCAACTTTGCCAATTTTAACTTGTACAGCGCGCAAAAGCAGTGAATATGTTAAGTCACTGCTAGATCTGTCTACTATGTAAGCAGATACTGAATGAAGAGAATGTGTTAAGCCACTGTTAGATCTGTTTGCCAAGTAAGCAGCTACTGTATGAAGTTTATCATTTTTATCAATCATATTGTAAGTATAATAAATGATGATTTAAATGTTTACAAATTATCAACTAATTTAATTAACGACATCTGCTCACGTTTAAGTTTTAACTTGTTAAAATAAGCAATGTTTCTGTCAATAATATCATGCAATTGTTTTTGTGTCAAGTCTGATACTTTATAATGTTTATTGCAAATCATATCTAAACCAATGATGTTACCAACACTTTTAAATGCAATAGTGCCAGTTTGAATATATCTACTAAAGAGCGCTTCCCATACTTCATCTGGTGTTTCAGTAAAATCACAAATAAATTCGTGTGTATAGTTTAGCATCCAAAATCCAGGATGATCTTCATCAAATGGGTCAACTTTGTAAAGATACTTTGTTTTCTCGTTAATGACCATGTTAGAATACGCACTCGCCGGATGGACGATGTGCGCTTTATCAATGACATAAGGGTCATTTATAATTTCGTCTAAAATCATAACTTACCCATATATTCTATTCTCTCTAGCATAGGTGTACAATGCAGCAAGATATTGCATATTTTGATGAACATTAGACAAATTATTGCGAATTACATCATGCAAAGATTTGTCAACGCTAGCATGAAACCCATGATCGACATAGCAATCTAAAAACAAAGTCTTAATATCTCTAGAAACTTCAGTAAGTGTTTTGAAGTAAATTCCATTTTCACGAAATAACGACAAATGATTGTCGAAGATTTCTTTAGATACACTTTCATTGAGCATATTCAAGCAATCTTGCTGAGTTGGAATAGATGTAATATTGCCATGTAAGCTTGTAATAAGATTGATAGAAGACATACTCAAACTCCTTTTTATTGGTTTATATTACAAATATAAAAATTTTTACCAAAAGTGTATACAATTTTTGTAAAATTTAATTAAACATTTCTTCGCCTAACTCATCAGAGTCTTCTGAATTGTTAATATAGTTTGCTTCAGTTAGTTCAGCTATGCAATCTAGCATATCAAACAAATCTGTAGAAATATAATTAGCTAACAGTGCATTTATTGCAGAAAATGACGTATTTAGCGATTTGATAAATGTATCGAGTAGTGCGTCTGTTCCTTCAGGATCTGTAGAACATACACATAAGTCTTCATATAAATGTTGAATATGAACTTTAATTGGAGATAGAATTGTCAGAACATTGTTCGCAATAGAATCAAGTGCTTCGTCAAATCGAGTTTTGTGTTTTTTATTCTTTACTACGTCAACTGAAACATTCATGAATGTAATAGCAGAAACTAAGCCAAAGTCAATATCTTTGAGCTTAGATGTTGTAACATTTAATGAATTTTCGTCAAATCTAACATCAAATTGTATTTTATTGATCGCGATTAAACTGTCGTATAATAAAGTTGTAATTTTACCAGCTATTACATTAAATTCTTTTGCTTTCGTCATAAATTTTTCACCAAATTAAGTTTTGCTTGCAAGTTAATTTCAACTTTGAGATTTATGCATAACTGAATATGTTCATCAGTGAAATCACGAATTTCTTTTCGACTTATTCCGCATATATCTCAAAATAATTTTCTTGCATTATATTAACATTATAATAAATTTTTTTACAATTGTTCAACTAAAAGAATTAAAGATTGATTGATTATGTCTTGTTTTAGATGATGTATAGATGAAATCATTTTTGAATAATCTGCTTCATCTATAAAACCTGATGTACTACGTAGGTCATACATAAGAACTTTCCTATGATCTATATAAGTTTTCTTGAGTATTCCTACAATAGTATTATCATGTTTCTGTCGTAATTCGTAGTAGAGACTATCATCGGTTACAACATTAACACGATCACGTAGACCATCTATCATTTTCGATGTTTGTTGCCACAAATCGTTCATGCTACATCAACATAGAACCCCAAGCATCTTCATCAGATTCGAAGAAACATGTTTGAGTAGGTTCATCTTCTTCTTTTTTCTTGACAAGTTGTAAACTATCGATGTCAACTTGTGGTTGCATTGTACCATAGCATGCCCAATACAATCCTGATACCAAGTCATCATGTCCAGTTGAAGGTCCTTTAAAGACGTTAGGAGAAACTTCTTCAAATCTTGAAAGTTGCTTAATTGTATCTGCATCTTTCAATGTCAAAATGTTATTTTCAATAAGTCTCTTCAATTCGATACATGCATCAAGTTTAGAAGTCTTAGTAGCTCTTGTACCAATCTTACCATTGTGGTCTGTATTCAAAATTGAACCACATTCATGAACGAGCCACATTGAATCAGCAACAGTCTTACCAATTTCATTATTTTCGATAATGATTGGACAATCGTTGTAATATCTGTTAATGTCTGCTGCGACTGATGCGAAATGCTCAGCTGCAATAACGTTGCTAGCATACGTTGCTACTTGTTCAATTTTATCTGCGCTATAGATTCGCAAAATTTGAATTACTGCATAGTCTTTACCAGTACCTGTAGCAGAGTCAACTCCCATAATGTAAAGCGCATCTTTAACAGGTCTTTCCCAAATTTTCAAATCGAAACCGTATTTGTATTCAAGTGGTTCAGCTGGACACATTTTATCAAGTAAGTCAGGTGAAATCAATGTAGAAGTAGAACCAATAAATGAACAGTTACCGTTAATAACTCCGTTCACTGTTGCATATTTGTGAGCAGTATCACCTTCACCTTTAACATTCGTTGGTGAATACACAGGTTGTTCAATTTCTGTTACTTCGACTGACTTGATTTTCTTTGGCTTGTCTAATGTGTCAAGTTTATCGCCAATCTTCAAATTTTCAGCTAAAATTTCAACGCCTTTGATGTAGAATTTGTGTCCTCTCGACACTATCATATTTGTGGCATCGTCGAACATTAACTTAACAATGTTCTTGCTAGTTTTCATGATACCTTCAAATGGGTGGAATAAACCATCAGCACCACGAATCTTAATTCCACATTGATTATAAATCATACTTGCCATATCATAACCTCAATAAAATATTTATTAAACAAAAAAATGCTGCGATATCAATCGCAGCACCTTGAGCTTTAATTATGAAAATTAACCAATACGTGTATTGTTGTAATACAATTCCCAAGTGTTGTAGTTGAATGTGATGCTTGGCGCAATCTTATCACCTGCTTCTGAATTCAATTCAATCTGACCATTATCAGTTGGGAAGCAATCGTACAATCTCCATGAATATGGCAATTTAGTTCTTAATGCAGAGTCATAACATGTAATTGTAACCTGAGCAGTGTAAAGTGCGATAAAGTCGCCTACAGCACCACCAGCAGCAATACCTCTTGATGCCTGAGCACCTGGCCATGCATGATTATAGATCAAGTTTTGCCATTCGTAGAAAATCTTTGCAATGTTAAAGTCCTGGAATTCATCGAACTTAATTGATACTTGACCATCAACGTTAGTTCTGCCAGGATAATTACGTTTTGCACCCATATAGTGAGTAGTAATCAATTCAGTCTTTTTCTGTGGTGCAGAAATGCTACGAGCACGTAACATTAACATTTCTGCAACAGTATCAATATCGCCAAACAAAGCAGCAAGCGGAGTTCCTGAATTAAATTGGAAGACAGTTTGGAATAGGAAGTTCTTAGCTAAGTCTGGGTAACCTAGAATCGGACTAGTCCATAAATTTCTATTTTGTTCTTCTGTTGCCATAATTAAATGCTCCTAATATCTTTATAGTATTTATACTAAACAGCTAGTAGTACAGTAATCGTACCAGTCAGAGTTCCTTCTCCAGTGCCTGTATAAGGAACAACGTTTATTACGCTTTGTAAATATTCTTTTACACCGTTATTCAAACATTCCATTGCTTCATCACGAGTACCTGGTGCTTTCTTTTTAATCTTTTCTGCGTAAATTTTAGCATATTCGACGTGATACACACTTACTAGATTTGCCTTGACAGGTGTATAATAGCCAAATGATTTACAATCTACAAACCAGTTTGATTTCACAATAGTAAGCGTAAACAAATTGTAAATACCTAACCAGACGTTTGATACTGTTGCTAATGCTGCTTTGATTTCACCATCAGTTGGAATATAAAGCTGCGTATTATTGTTAAAACTGCCAATAGGCGCGACGACAGGAGTTACTGCTGGAGGTATATTTAATGTACCAGAAAAGATAAATGCAGGCATCTCGCTATTAGCGTCTAATAGAGTTGTCCAAAACTCTTGTAAAGCTGAACGATATTTAGCTCTTGCTAACTCTGGTGTATTTGCACCAAAAGTATGTTTCTTTAATATGTCACCAAAATTCGGAATCATACGTATACATTCAATGTCTTCAATGCTGCTGGGAAGCAGTGTGGCGCGCCTGTAAACAAGCAATTAGGTAAGTTGTTAACTTTCTGCTTTGTTAGACTTGGAACTTTAACGCCATTAACTTCTTTATCTGCAGCATTATCACCTAAGTTGATTATACCACCTGGTGCATTAACATTGATAGTGCTTTTCTTACCTGCATTGATAGTAACATCTTTATCTGCATTAAGATTAACAGGTCCAGCAATAGTTAGATTTACGCCTACACCATTTATTCCAGTCGAACCAGGATTTGCCATCTTTGATTTGATTGAGTTAGTTTCAACTCTGATTTCACCTGTTGAAGTAATAGTAATTATCGTTCCAGTTCTATGAACGATGTGCATTTCACCATTTGATCGATTGATTGTAGCACGTTCACCTTCATCAGTATTGAACAATGTTACAATATTCGGATAATCAAATACTTCTTCAGGATTTGTAAGTAAATCAGAAGTTGCGTAATTACTTAATGCTGGCGCAATTGCAGTATAAATTGGCTTTTGATCGTCACCATTATCGAAATATCCACGAACAATTGTACCAATTGGTGGAACTGTGAAATTACCTTTTGAAGATCCAAAATAAGTTGATTCAGGCATAGCCCAAGGAATTGCTGCATCCGCAATTTCGTTATAAAAACCAACTATACGAATCTTAACTCGACCTAAATGTAACTTATCATCATTATCAATTACTTTACCAGTCCAATGGTCAGTAATCTTCTTGTAATCATTATTAGTCAGAGTATCTTGAATCTTACTCTGCTGTTGGATATAAACTTCATGTAATAAATCAGACATATTGTATTTATTACGCCTTGTAGGTACCATCAGAGATGAGAATCAAAGCACAAATTGTAGAAGCATTTGCTCTTATTGCAAATCGAACCTGTGCAACTATATAGTCACCTGTATAAGCTGGGCTAACAATATTATCTTCAGCTTGTGTATCTAAATGAACCTTTTGTCCAACATATGGCAGTCTATTGTCAATATATGCTGCATCTACTTGCTGGTTAATATCGAACAACAATTCAATTGAGTTTGTAAAGAATGAAGATATGATTGCTTTGTTATGAGCTGGTGCAACATCATAGTGAGCATGTGTATCTTCATAGAAATGCATACCACATGATGTAAGTTTGTTAGTTCCTTCAAACAAATCAGAAATCTTGCTAGCATTATTTGCCATTGTAGGTTCTGGATTATCATACTCAATTTTACGAATACCTTCATTGTAGATATTCTTAAAGCTATTTAAGTTAGCATTATCCATAACTTCATCAGCAAGTTGAAATTCTAGCGCATTCAACATATCTGCATCTAACATACCCATAGGAGTATACACATATTCAACTTGTTTATATGCATCTTTAAGAGTAGTGATACCAGCTTTATTGTTAACACTAATTTTACTATAACGAATACTGTTTATATTCTTTGGATTTTTTGCAGAAACGTAATATGCAGTAGGTGCAGAAGCTCTCAATGTCTTACATGAAGAGATTTTAGTTGCAGCATTGAATGCTTCTTCAATTTGTTGTTCTGAAGATTTTTCATTGAATGCTGTGTTATTAACCATAGTAGTGAAAGCTAACATTGCATCATCTTCTGCAATCCATGAGTGATCTAAGAACTTGTTAACACATTCACAAATTTTATGACGTGTGTTTATCCACTTCATTTTATCATCAGAATCAATGTATTCCGTAACGGATAAACCACCTGCTGCTAATTGTGCCATAATAGCGTACACGCTATATTCTTCTGCACTTATTTCAAGTGCAGTTAGTTCACTACGCTGTGGATATGGGACAGTCGAGCTTAGAACTTTTAATGCATCATAACAACATACAATGTGATAATTGTGTTGTAAAGTATTCAAGTTTTGTTCTGCATTGACAGAAATAATCTTCATTCTTGTCGAAATATATGAAGGTCTTGCTTTTTCTGATGCATAATTCTTACTTGGCTTGTATTGAATGTAAAGCGTTTGTCCAACATGCAAATCACCAGCATTGAAATACTCACCTGAATCAGTAATATCAATAACTGCAGTTGGTAGTAATGAGAAAATGTCTTCAAATAATGTTAATCCTACAATAGAAGACATTGGTATTAGCGTACCATTGATACTGTCAAGTACAACTTGACAGTCTGTAAATTGTTTACAAACGGTGTTAGTGCTAACACCTTTTTGCATCAACGCTGTAGTATTGTTATTACTCATATTACTTCAATGAAACCTTTATTCCACTTTCACCAACTTTCCATTCATGTAATTCAAAATGCTTCAATATTTCTGCAGCATCATACAATGAATTTGGTCTATCGAAACACATGAATTTATCTTTATTAACTGCTAATAGATAGTCAGAATCTTCCAAATACATGTAGCAATATAAATGCATTGCTGCAATTGTTAATAGCAAACGTTTTGAATTTTGATAGTATTTAAGTGCTTCGTCAATGACTTCATAATAAGTAAATGTAGTATTGCAAAGCATAGTCAATATTTTCTTTGCTAAATCGAAATTTATACCAATTGCTGCTTTAATAGTTGAACATGTAGATGCGTCAATTTTATGAATTGGAGATAACTTCAATAAGTTACTTACTGCATTTAATCTACGTTGAGACAAAGTAAAGAAGTTTCGTGAATTACCATTACCAATAGTACTGTAATCGCCTTTAACTTCTACTCGTTCATTTGTGTTAATATCTATCAAGTCACCATGTTCTTTAGCAAATCCAACATTTTTGAAGATTGATACGAATAGAAATTCACCTCTACCAATTGCTGGTCTTGCAGTTGTAACTTTTAGAGCTTCTTCAACATATTCAGGCTTTAAACAATCGTCTAAATTCGCATCTTCTAGAATGTTTTTCCATGCAATTGGACCATAGTTGCCAAATTCAAATGTAGACTGCATTAAACGTTCCAACAGTTTTGCTGCTGGACACAATGCATAGTGTTCATATAGTAATTCTGCCTGTTTTGCTATATGCGGACGTTTTCCTAGTTTTTTACTTGTCCAAAATTCACTCATCTGCTGCACATCCTATGATATTTTCGGGTGTTACTACAATATTTATTGGCAATACTTCCTGTAGTTGCTTTGCTAAAATAGACTTAATAGGTTCAGCATTTTTATCGCTAATGTTAGTCAACAAACATACAATTTCAGTTGCAGTATCAGAACTGTCTGATACAATATAAGGTACTGCTTCTGAGATAGTTACCTTTGCGTTAGGATAATAGTCTATCAAATACTTATTAAGCATAATAACAAATTCAGTTTGAGCTTTTACGACATATTTTGCTCGTTCAATATTTGAAATATCAGTTGGAATTGTATCTGTAGCTGTAGGATTATCATTCCAGTGAGTAATCCATAAATCATCAAACGGACGTAATACTATTTCGCAAGATGTATCTGATTTGTAAATAATGTAATCACGTAATGGATAAAATCCATTACGAGTTCTACCTTCATCGTTAGTCGCTCTAACAACTTGATTATTCCCATGAAATAAAGCTATATTTTTTCCACCATGCGATAAACAGCCACGTATATCAACACTAAGGTTATCGATAGAATATCCTTCTGGCAAACCTGAAATTTCATATTTCATGATAATAGATTGTTTATTAGTCAACACTCTACACTTAATACCGAGAGTATTAAGCAACAATCTAATTGCAGCAATACTACCTTTGTAACGCGCTAACGTAGGATTAGTAGTTAGCATTAGTCTAATAAGCTTTTCCGAACTAATGTTTAGTTTCATTACTGTTCTTCCTGTTCTGATCTGTAAGTATCTATAATAGTTTGCATTTCATCAAAGTCAATATGTAACATATCACCATGATCGTCATCGAACTTCTGCAAAAGATTCTTATAAATCAAATCTGGGTCATTAAAGTTATAGATTCGATGAATTGCTTCAAGAATGCTGATGTAACAATTCTTATCATACGCTTTGTACATTGTATTAAGATAGTTCTCAGTAAACTTAACAAACTTGTAGTAAGCGTTATTCTTATTTGTTGTTTCTTTTAAGTATTGAGTAACAAAAGGATCTAAGTTAATCTTTCTTAAGTTATCTTTACATTCCTTAATCCATTCACCAAGAGAACCAGTAGCACGAAGCAAGTTTTTCACCATGATTCTTGCCGAAGCAGTAGCAGTAGTCGTAAAGTTATCAATGTCTACATAAGCATGAGCAATTACCCATCCCGATTCATCGATGTTGTCAACGTCTTCTGTTGCAATTCCAGCGACTTGATGTGTTACACCATTGATTTTCGCAGTAATTGCATACTGTTTGAATGATTTTTCCATCAATTGTCCAATGCTCTTGTCATCTAATTCAATGTGAATTGGATAGTTTGCTAGAACTTTATTTGGATTTGTAACTTTAATTGTAGTTCTACCTATTAAGTCAGTACCAAGTTGCAAATCTTCTGGTTTTGTATTGATGAATTCAAGCATTAACTTCTTCATGTTATACAAATCTTCAAGCGTAATAACTGTCATATCAAGATATGGCATTACCCAGTAAGTTACGTTACCTGCTACGTCGAAAAATTTGAATTTAACGCCTTTACATTCTTCCCATGCAGTTCTAATTTCTTCTTCGGTTGCATCTTCTTTTTCGAGAATATTTTCCCATGCAGCAAGTTGATCGTCTGTAGAGTTGATATCATCTGCTGTATAACCGCTACCGCTAATGATTGTCTTGATACGATATGAAGTTGGTTCAGCATAAGATTCATCGTATTGGTCAATCTTTTCAAATTTGATTCCATTTGCGTAAATGTTCTCAGTACCTAACCAAATTTTTCCATTACCGAGTGCAGTACCTTGTCCACTTGCTCCACGAGGACGTTGAGTTGGAATAGTAGGATCGTCTTTTCTATCACACCATGCAAACTTTGTATCATCTACCCATGCTTCGTAAGCATTCATGTCAATACCCATTGGGTCATGAATTAAAATGTTAACGAAAATAGGATAGTCTGCGTTTGCTAATACTACAATGTTTTCACGCCAATCTTCATTACCGTAAAATACTGGCGAATCATACTTTAAAACAATGTTTTC